TTTAATCTTGTGCAGGATTATCTGAACCAAGCAACTATCCTTATCATGCACAATGCGGCACACGATTTGCTGTGGTTGTGGGAGTCTGGGTTCAAGTATGATGGTCCTGTATTTGACACGATGCTTGGAGAGTATGTGCTACAGCGTGGACAGAAAGAGCCACTATCGCTTGAGGCTTGTGCTGAACGCTACGAGTTGGATACACAGAAGCAAGATACACTGAAGGAATACTTCAAGAAAGGATATAGTACACGTGATATACCACACGATGAGTTATCTGATTATCTTTCTTCTGACCTTCATGCTACACAGCAACTGGCTGATAAGATATGGTATCGTTTGAACACACCTGCAGACAGCGGTCTGATGGGAACAGTTGACCTGACTAATCAGGTTGCTGTATGCCTTGCTCGTATCTACCAGCGTGGCTTTACAGTTGACCGCACAAAGTTAGATGAAGTGCGTCAGGAGTTTGAGCAGGAGCGTAAGGAACTACAGGATGCATTGCAGGAGCATGTTCGTGAACTGATGGGTGATACACCTATCAACTTGAACAGCCCGGAGCAATTGTCTTGGGTTATTTATAGTCGCCGTGTCTTGGACAAGACGGATTGGGGTAATCGCATTGACCCATACATGGGTGAAGGTGAGTTTCGTAGCCTCATCAATACTGGCACAGAGCGTATATACAAGACAGTAGCAACGCAGTGTAGAGAATGTAATGGAACAGGCAAAGTATGGAGAACAAAGAAAGATGGAAGCAGTTATGCAAGACCCAATCATTGCAAGGTATGCGACAGCAATGGGTATACTCTTACTAATACCACCACTCTTGCTGGTCTTAAGTTTCGTCCACCGACTGCTAAGTGGACTAGTGCGAATGGCTTTTCGACATCGAAACAAAACATAGAGATACTTGAGAGTGCTGCTCGTTCTAAGGGTATGGCTGATGCTCAAGACTTCCTGATGAAAGTGCGTAGGCTATCTGCCGTTGACACATACCTATCATCGTTTGTTGAGGGCATTGACACACATACTAAGTCGGATGGCAAACTGCACGTCCGTCTGTTACAGCATCGTACTTCGACAGGCAGACTGTCAGGTGCAGACCCTAACATGCAGAACATGCCACGTGGCGGTACATTCCCTGTGAAGAAGGTGTTTGTGTCTCGCTTTGAAGGTGGCAAGATTATGGAAGCAGACTTTGCTCAACTTGAGTTTCGTGCTGCGGCATATTTATCACAGGATGGAGTAGCAATTGAAGAAGTATCTACAGGATTTGATGTACACTCATATACCAGTCAAGTTATTACTGATGCTGGTCAGCAGACGAGTCGCCAAGAAGCTAAAGCGCACACGTTTGCGCCGTTATACGGAGCAACAGGCTTTGGCAGAACAGAAGCAGAGGCAGCATACTACAGCCACTTCACTGAGAAGTACCAAGGGGTCGCAACTTGGCATTCCCGATTGGCTAAAGAGGCTATAAACACAGGCAAGATTACCACACCGTCTGGCAGGGAGTTTGCCTTTCCTGATGTGAAGCGTAACTCACGTGGCAGAGTGTCACACTTTACGCAGATTAAGAACTATCCAGTGCAGTCATTTGCTACAGCAGATATTGTACCGTTGGCATTACTTCATATTGAAAAACTGCTTGACGGTATGCAATCTTGTGTGGTAAATACTGTGCATGACTCTATTGTTATTGACGTTCACCCTGATGAAGAAAGGAGTGTGATTGAGGTGATTGCTAAGACTAACAGGGAGTTGATACAATTGATTGACATACGTTGGGGATTGTCATTCAATGTGCCACTAGAATTAGAGGCGAAAATAGGCCCCAATTGGCTTGACACAAAAGATGTGTCGTGATATAACTAGGAACTTTCAACACTCAAAAGAAGGAGTATAACATATGGAACTAACAACTATTGACACTAACAATTACGCAGCAATGGCAAAGGCAATGGGCATTGCAAACGAGGGTAGCAACGAGCGTAAGAAAGCAAGCACCCTTGCACGGCTTCGTATCAATCACGCACCAGTGATGGGCGAGGCAGAGGTAAAAGGTAAGAAGGTCAACATGGAAGTTGTATCAGGTGGCACATACAAATTGGAAGTGCCTGATGGTCCTACTTACTATGCTGAATCAATTAAGATTCGTCCGTTCATGCAACGCTTTATGTATAAGCGATTTGTGCGGGGTATGGGTGACCAATCTAACCGTTATGTGAAGACTGTCATGGCTGACAATCTGAACATTGACCTGAAAGATAATGATGGTGGCTTCAACTGTGGTAAGCCAGCAGGATTTATTCAAGACTTCAAGTCCCTGCCTGAGAAGACGCAAGAGTTGATTAAACAAATCAAGCGTGTTCGTGTTGTGCTTGGCACAGTGGAACTGGTCAATGCTACGGATGCTAGTGGCAACGAAGTGTCTGTAGAGGAGACACCATTTATCTGGGAGATTGATAATCGTGATGCCTTCAAGAATGTAGGTACTGCCTTTACCAAGCTGGCTAAGATAAAGCGTCTGCCTGTGCAGCATATCATTACAGCAACCACAGAGGAGCGTACTATTCCTACTGGTGCTGTATTCTACCTGCCTGTTGTGTCACTAGATGTCTCTAAGACTATTGAACTGACACAGAAAGAGCAGGAGATGTTCACTGACTTCATGCAGTGGGTACAGAACTACAACGAATATATCATCAATGCGTGGCAAGAGAAGGCTACGATGCACGATGATGAAGATGACATCAATATCGTTGCAGGTCTGTCTGAAATTGAACTGGATGAAGAGGTAGCATAATGAACCATCCTGCTGAACTCGCTTTGCATCAGTACATGGAGAACGCCGTTAAAGGTAAGTCCACTATGTCTGATACCACCATTAAGCAGGTGGCTGACGATGTAGCTGATGCACTCAAGCGTCAGTTTGGTAGCGGTAAGACTAGAGGCGACTTCACATTGCGTATGTCCAATGTGGGTCGTCCTTCTTGCCAACTCTGGTTCGATAAGAACCATCCAGAGAAGGCACTACCGTTGCCTACTACATTCGTAATGAACATGATGCTTGGAGACATCGTTGAGGCTGTCTTCAAGGGCTTATTGAAAGAGGCAGGAGTAGAGTATGAAGATGCTGAACAGGTTACACTTAACCTTGATGATGACACAGCCATTAACGGAACATATGATATTGTTATTGATGGTGCTGTTGATGATGTAAAGTCTGCATCCAACTGGTCTTATCAGAACAAGTTTGATTCATATGAATCCCTTGCATCAAAGGATGGCTTCGGCTATGTAGCACAACTTGCTGGCTATGCAAAGGCATCAGGCAAACGTGCTGGTGGCTGGTGGGTTGTCAACAAAGCCAACGGTCAGTTCAAATATGTCCCAGCTACAGGGCTTGACATTGATAAAGAGATTGACCATATCAAATCTACTGCACAGACAATTAAGGATAATGAGTTTGTGCGTTGCTTTGATTCTGTTCCTGAGACATTCAGGGGCAAGCCTACAGGCAATGAAGTATTGAATGAGAATTGCATATTCTGTTCATACAGATTTAGTTGCTGGCCTACCCTTGAGGAACGTGAATCAGTTATGTCGAAAGCAAAGGAACCTAAGATTGTTCCTTATATCAAACTATCAGAGGAGTATAAATGATGGAAATGGAAATGGAAGAACTTGCGACACAGATTAAAGAAGCTGAGAAGCATCTTGCTGAACTTCGCAAAGAGTATCGTGAACGGAAGACTGCTGGTCTACGTGCCGCTATTGAAGCACGTAACGAAGCAGATAAGGTTCTACGTGAAGAGTTGCGTGTGCTAGGCTATCGAACACCGTTCACTATGTGGCGAGACATTGCCTAACTATACAGCATTTCGTGCCGCACGAAAGTATGGGTATCGCAGTGGGCTAGAACATAAACTTTCCCAGTATCTTGATGAACTCAAAGTCAAATACGATTACGAGAACATCAAGATTGAATGGGAAGACCTAGCCTACCGCACCTATACACCTGACTTCATACTGACTAACGGTATCATCATTGAAACAAAGGGCATGTTCACTGCCGCAGATAGACGTAAACACCTAGCAATTAAGAAGCAACATCCACGTCTTGACATTCGCTTTGTTTTCGAGAACAGTAGACGCAAGTTACGTAAAGGTGCTAAGTCTAGTTATGCAGAGTGGTGCATAAAGTATGGCTTTGACTATTATGATAGAATCATTCCTGAAGAATGGCTCAAAGAGAAAGGGCGTAAGAAGCACCCGAAGTTTATTAAGTTTAGTGGAACCAAAGTGAAAAGGAGATAGCATGACAAAGCAAGATGATTACCAACGCCCAAGAGATGAAGACTTTAATATTCGTGTAAGACCATCTGTTATAGATGGAGTTTGGACTGGCGAAGTAGACATATCAATCGTGGCTAATGCAGACAATGAATTAGATGACGAGAGTTATGAACAAGTGATGCACTTCTGTACTATGATATGTGCTACAGTACCGCTGATGGAACAGGATGAGAAACTACGTGACTATGTACACGAGTATGTCATCTCTAATATTCCTGAACAGAAACCTCAATCAAATGGGGTTGACATTACACACGAAGATGGTAATGTAATTAGACTAAACTTTGACAAACGTAAACTACATTAGGAGGGGCATGTGGAAATGACAGATTACAAACGAATCATGGAAGAACTTGAAGACAAGCAAGCAAAGCCGTGGCCTACAGACATGGTAAATCATCCCCCTCATTACAATGCATCAGGCATTGAATGTATTGACGCTATTGCAGCGGCTACAGGTGACGGATTTGAATACTACCTGCAGGGAAACATTATGAAGTACCTGTGGCGTTACCGTTACAAGAACGGATTACAGGACTTGGAGAAGGCACAGTGGTATCTTACCAAGTTACTAGAGGTGAAGGAAAACGATGATGAATATAAGAGTTAAGTTATTCCTTACACTGGATGTGGACCCAGAAGAATATCCCACCCCTGCCGATGGAGACATTGGCGCAGAACTAGAAGACGGCATTCGGGAATATCTACACGAAGTAGAAGGAGTCGAAATCAAGCATATTAAATCATTAACGGAGTAAAACATGAACAACATTCTACCAACAGACTATCAGAACTTTATTGCTCTCTCTCGTTATGCACGATGGAAAGAAGACGAACAGCGAAGGGAGACATGGAGTGAGACTGTCGCAAGATACTTTGATTATATGGCTGGGCATCTGTCTAGCAAGCACGGCTATCAGCTTTCTGATTCATTAAGAGGTGAGTTGGAAGAGGCTGTGCTATCGCAACAAGTAATGCCTAGCATGAGAGCATTGATGACCAGTGGTCCTGCTCTTGACCGATGTCATGTTGGTGGATACAACTGTTCCTATGTACCTGTAGATAGCCCTCGTGCATTTGATGAGACTATGTACATTCTTATGTGTGGCACAGGTGTAGGCTTCTCCGTGGAGCGTACCAATGTGGACAAACTACCTATCGTGAATGAAGACTTTCACGAGACTGACACAGTAATTAAGGTAGGTGATAGTCGTCCCGGTTGGGCAAAGTCACTGAAGGAATTGATTGCTATGCTCTATACAGGGCAAGTGCCTAAGTGGGATGTAAGTGAAGTACGCCCAGCAGGTGCAAGGCTTAAAACATTTGGTGGACGTGCATCAGGACCACAGCCACTTGTTGAATTGTTTGAGTTTTGTGTGGAAGTGTTTAAGAAAGCGGCAGGACGTAGGCTCTATCCTATTGAATGTCACGACTTGATGTGTAAGATTGGTGAGGTTGTTGTAGTCGGTGGTGTACGCCGAAGCGCACTCATCAGCCTATCAAACCTCAACGATGACCAAATGCGTCATGCGAAAGCAGGTCAATGGTGGGAAAATGAAGGGCAACGTGCGCTTGCAAACAACAGTGTTGCCTACAAAGAGAAGCCACAGATGGGTACATTCATGCGTGAATGGCTATCTTTGTATGACAGTAAGTCAGGGGAACGTGGCATATTTAACAGGCAATCGGCAAAAATGCAAGCATCGAAGAATGGTAGGCGGGATACTGACTACGACTTCGGCTGCAACCCATGCAGTGAAATCATCCTACGCCCTTATCAGTTCTGTAATCTTAGTGAAGTTGTAGTTCGTGCTACAGATACAGAAGAAACATTGAAAGAGAAAGTACGCCTTGCTACTATACTTGGTACATTCCAAGCCACTCTTACAGAATTTAAATACCTGCGTAAGATATGGCGAACTAACACAGAGGAAGAGCGTTTGCTTGGCGTGTCATTAACAGGTATCATGGATAACAAGTTGACTTCAGGTAAGTCATCTAAACTTGGAAAGAACATTGGTGCTACGCTTGAGGCATTGAAAGAGGTGGCTGTAATTACTAACGCCTCTCTATCAAAGTCTCTTGGTATTAACCAGTCTACCGCTATCACTTGTATTAAACCATCTGGAACGGTATCACAGTTGACTGATGCTGCATCAGGTATTCATGCACGACACAATCCATATTACATTCGGACAGTGCGTGGTGATAACAAAGACCCGCTAACGCAGTTCCTTGTTGATGCAGGTATTCCTGCTGAACCAGATGTAATGAAGCCTGATAGCACGACTGTCTTCAGCTTCCCAATGCAGTCACCTAATAGTGCTGTTTGTCGTACTGATATGAGTGCTATTGAGCAGTTGGAACTGTGGCTGATATACCAGCGTCACTGGTGTGAACACAAGCCGTCTGTTACTATCAGCGTAAAGGAAGACGAATGGATGGAAGTAGGAGCATGGGTGTATAAACACTTTGATGAAGTGTCAGGTATTAGTTTCCTGCCCTTCAGTGAGCATACATATAAGCAAGCACCTTATCAGGACTGTAATAAAGAAGAGTATCAAGCAATGCTTAAGGAGATGCCTAAGTCAATTGATTGGAACAAGTTACAGGAGTTTGAGAAAGAAGACACTACATCAGGTGGACGTGAGTTGGCATGTACGGCTGGCGTTTGTGAGGTAGTTGACTTGAATGCTGCGTAATGATAGAATGCAGTGGATTAGACCTGTTGTGGTGGCAGTGGTGGATTCTATCTGCCATCACAATTAACACAGTAGTCAATTTAATTGTCTTCTTTAGAGGACGTAAGTTTAAGAAGGAGTAACAATGTCAGGTATAATTGATGTACAGGAAGTCAAGGAACATGAAGATGGTTCAGCTACAGTTGTGTTTGAATGTAATGAGGAAGCAAAGCAAGCACTAATAAATGAAGGACTGCTGTCTCTAATTACAAAGGCAGTAGATAAGCATCACGAAGATTACGAATGGCACACGAACAAAGACCAGTTGGAGTTAGAACTAGATGAGTGATATGCAAGTTAACTTGATTGACCATATGGGTAGTGACCTTACGGTTGTAAATGCAGCAAGAGTATCGTTTGATAAGACATCTAACGAGTTGTCACATGCAGATATTAAACTGATATACTTTCTTGCCAAGCACCAACACTGGTCACCATTTAGTCATGCCTTCTTGCAATTCCGCATCAAAGCACCTATATTTGTAGCACGTCAGTTAGGCAAGCATCAGGTTGGTTTATCATGGAATGAAATATCACGGAGATACGTAGACTATGAGCCTGAGTTCTATGTGCCTAGTAAATGGCGACTAAGAGCAGACAACATAAAGCAAGGTAGTAGCAGTGAAGAAATAGAATACAACGTCACGTCTTCCATGCAATATGTTCAACAAACATACGACAACCTACTTAGAGAGGGTGTCGCACCAGAGATGGCACGTATGGTTCTGCCTCAAAACATGATGACAGAATGGTACTGGTCAGGAAGCCTCTATGCTTTTGCTCGTGTTTGTCAATTAAGGCTTGACAGCACTGCCCAAGTTGAGGTACAAGAAGTAGCACGACAATTGTCGGCGCATTGTTTGACACTGTTCCGACATAGTTGGAGCGCACTAATGAAAGGAGACAATTAATGTCTGAAGAAAGTCCTAAAATCATTATCAATGATAGCGAATATACGCTAGATGATATGGATGATACGCAGAAGTATATCATCAATCAGGTTAGTAACTTGCGTCAGCGTATTGCTGAAGCACGTTTTAATCTTGACCAACTCGTTGCTGCAGAGGCACAGTTCTCTGGCAGTTTAGTTTCTTCCGTAAAAGATACAAAGGAAGAAGCTAATGAAGAATCTTGAACCTAACGTAGAAGACCGCAAGAAGTTTGACATTGACTTAGAGTATGGAAAGGTACGTGAACAGCTTGTAGCAGACATGCTACAGGATAAGAAGATTGAAGTTAAATCTGAGCGTGATGTATGGCAGAAGACTGGTAACATTGCGATTGAGTACGAATCATATGGCAAGCCAAGTGGTATTAATGCCACAGAGTCAGACTATTGGTTTCATAACTTGTGTATAGGAGAGGACATATTTGCAACGATTGTGTTTGACACGACTAGCCTCAAGCGCATTATCAATAACCTAGATTACAAACGCAGTGTATCTGGTGGCGATAACAATGCATCACGAATGTATTTGTTGAACCTACAGAAACTGTTTTCATCTGACGTAATCAAAGCATTCAAGGAGAAAGGTAATGAGACAGAGACAGAAAAAGCAACCGCAAAGGCGTGACAATTATAAGATGGGATACGAAGCATTCTCAAAGCCAGACACATCTGGTAGACATGCTTTCGTATCTCGTAATCCCAACCGTCCAAATACTACTCCATACCGTGAGTGGCAGCGTGGTTTCAATGCTGCCTACTTTAAGAACTTGGAGAAACTAAATAATGGACTTACAACGTGAACTAGACGAATGGCTGGAAAGGAGATACAAAGGAATGAAGTTTTCAGAGTATGAAGAAGCCGCTATTGAGACAGCCATTTACCCTTCAACACACAGGATTCTTTATCCTGCGTTGGGTATGGCTGGTGAGGCAGGAGAAGTTGCCAATAAGGTAAAGAAGCTAGTCCGTGATGGTACGGCTAACTTACCAGATGATTGGCGACATCAAATTGCTAGTGAGATTGGGGATGTGCTTTGGTATTGTGCTGCACTTGCACATGACCTGAACATTCCGCTGGCACAGATTGCCGCACAGAACAAAGAGAAGCTAGAGGCACGTAAAGAACGAGGCACTCTAGGTGGTTCAGGTGATAAGCGATAACTGACTTACTGGTTCTTCTCTAACAAACGACCTAAGTCTGTTGCTATCTTATAGTGATTGACATCAGGTTCAGACTCAACCATTTCAAGCACCGTCTTGCCGTACTTCTCTTGATAGTATTCATCGGCAAGGCGGGTTTGTATATCTGTCAACCTACCATATTGCGCACGGTCAAACGGTGTAAACGTCTTACCTTCTGCTATAGTCTTAGATTCAGATTCATATTGACCCAGTTCTTTAGAGAACTTACGCACACGTTTCATTTCGTTATTCAACGCTGCTCGTTTCTCTGCATCAGTCATTGACAGATACTCTTCGGACTGCACAAGAGCAGAGACATTATCTTCCATAAACTCACCAAGATACTTATTAACAAAGGCATCAGCAGCCTTGTCACCAGTACGTGAGCCTACAGTGTAGCGTTCAATGCCAAGACGTGTTAACTCTTCTTCTGCAGCATTACGCTGTGGTTCTAAACGAGGTGCGCCAAGCTGTCCAAGCAATGGCTGTTGTCTATAGACATCACCCTTACGTGTTGGGCTTTCAAGCACAGGCAACTCTTTAGATAATTCAGGCAGGTCTTTGTATATACCGTTCTTAAGTGCAGAATAGAAACGCTCATCCATGCCAATGCCAGACGATTGCTTTGCATCACGTAGTGTAGCAGCCTCTGTATCAAATGAAGCCTGTACGTCACGAACAATACGTAGAGGTGTGAGGTAGCCGCCTGACATTTCCGCAACGAAACCGCCAATTAGTTCACCCATACGTTCTGAACTAGGTGTGTCTTGCCCTGCAGAGAACAAGGGCTTAATAAATGCTTCACCAAAGTTTTCGACCACATACGAACTTGCACCAGTACGGAACTGTGCGCCTGTAAATGCCTCAAAAACTTCACGAGGATTAGCCTTATCCAAGTCATTGTTTGCTGCCTTAACAATCAGGTCAGCGATAGCAAGGTAAGGTGTCAATGGGAAGTATGGACGCAAGTCAGCAGTCCTGCCATCCTCTGTTCTATACTCCCAGAACTTTACATCTTGGTTATTAGCACGGTGCATAATAGCCGCACCAAATGCTGCTGTACCCACTACCGATTTAGATAGCGCAGTACGTGCTTCTTGCATCTGTGCAGCAGCCTGTCTGCCCAGCTTTGTCTTTTCGTCCATACTCTTTGCCGCTTTAGCCATCTTCTCGTATTGCTTGGCTGTGTGTCGGCGTGATAGGTAACTAAGTGTAGATGCAGGAGAGAAATCATATTGGAACTTAAGTGCATTTACCATGAACCTTGCGAATGGGAACATGGCTGTGTTAGGAAGAGGACCAAGTGGTAGTGGACCAACCTTCTCTGTAAAGCGTACAAACTGACCACCAATGGTATTGCCATCAGGCATTTTAGAGAATGTAAACTCTAGTGCTTCATCAATTGAATCCGACAATACAGATGCAGGAAGCGTCTTACCTGATGCAACAAACTCATCAAGGTTCTTATATTGACCAGCCTTAGTTGGATTATCTACGATAACACCAGCACGTCTTAACTTCTTGTCAATGCTATTGATAAAGATACCACGTCTGAAGAACTGGTCTTGTGCTGTGTTAAGCAAGTTCATGGTACGAGCAAAGGAACTGAGTGTCTCATCATCTGACACCTCTTGCAGTGTCCTGTCCATCTTACCCGCCAAACGTCTGTTGTGCTTCAACAGTGCGTCTGATAGCATAGTAGAGTCAGTTACACGAGCAAGTCTATTCAATCTACCAAAGGCATCACGGAATACATCCTTAACACTACCATTACCAAGTGCTTGGTTGCCTGTCATAGCAGCCTCTGTGCCACGACCAAACTGATACAGTGCAGATTCCAATGCATCTGCTGCAGTCTCTACGCCCACACGAGCCACACCTGTAGCCACGTTACGCACAGTGGTAGCAATTTGTGTAACCATCAATGCACGGCGTTCACGG